CTAGTTGAACTTGATTACCCTAACGTTTATTTTTCTGTAAAATCAACACACCAATATGTTGAACAATATCAGGCAGAAAATATGAACTCAGCGGTACCAGGATTTACTACTTCGATGAAGACTCGTCCTCTTATAATTGCCAAGTTTGAAGAGTTTATCAGAAATAAACTAATTAAGATATATTCTTCTCGGGTGATAAACGAGATGAAAACCTTTATTTGGAGAAATGGTAAGCCACAGGCCATGAAAGGCTATAATGATGATTTAATAATGGCATTAGCTATAGGGTGCTGGGTAAGAGATACTGCTCTACAAGCAAGCGCCAGAGACTTAAATTATCAAAAAGCCTTTGCAGATGCCATAATAACGTCAAACACAACCGTGAATACAAGAATAAGTGGCCAATTGGGCTACAAAAAAGATAACATATTTGATAAAATGTCAGAAGCACAGAAGATGTACGAACAATACAAATGGATTATAAAGTGAGATTTTTAAATGCCCCCATATAGAAAACAAGGAAAGAACCCAGCCAACAGTCAGTCAGAACTCTTTAAAGCTCTGACCAAGCTTTTTTCAGGCCCATTGGTGAGCTATCGCTCTCAGTCTGGCCGCCGACTCCGAAGACAACATTTAGATAAATTTTCTTCAAGATTTAAATCTGCCTCTGGGCAGCAGTTTAAGAAGTCTATTCATAGCCCTTTGAATAATCTTGCTACTGAGGCCATAGCCAACCAGAGGCGCACAGAGCGTTACGTTGACTTTGATCAGATGGAGTATGAGCCTATCATTGCATCTGCTATAGACATCTATGCAGATGAGATGACCACCCATTCAGATTTGCGCTCAATGCTAAACATCAAGTGCCCCAATGAAGAAATAAAAGCTGTATTGACTGTGTTATATGAGCAAGTTTTGAATGTACAATACAATTTATTTGGCTGGTCGAGGACGATGTGTAAGTATGGAGACTTCTTCTTATATCTTGACATTGATGACAAGTATGGAATCAAGTCGGTTATTGCTCTCCCTCCCGTAGAAATTGAGAGACTTGAGGGCAAAGACACTACCAACCCCAACTATGTGCAATATCAATGGAACACAGCGGGAATGACATTTGAGAACTGGCAAGTGTGTCACTTTAGGGTTTTAGGAAATGATAAATATTCCCCCTACGGTACATCAGTACTAGAGCCAGCACGTCGCATCTGGAGACAACTAACGCTCATGGAAGATGCTATGATGGCGTATCGTATTGTTCGTTCATCTGAGCGGAGAGTGTTTAAGATAGACGTTGGAGCTATTCCGCCACAAGACGTAGAACAATACATGCACAAAATAACATCCCAATTGAAAAGGCATACGGTTGTTGACCCATCGAATGGTCGCGTAGATCTTAGATATAACCCTATGTCTATTGAAGAAGATTATTTCATTCCAGTCAGGCAAGGTTCAGCCACTGATATCCAAAATTTGGCCGGTGGTCAAAACACTACACAAATAGATGATATTAAATACTTACGTGATAAATTGTTTGCGGCAATAAAAGTCCCACAATCATATCTTGTGATGGGAGAAGATGCTGCTGAAGACAAGGCGACACTTGCCCAAAAAGATATCAGATTTGCTAGGACTATCCAGAGACTACAAAGAGTTATTATTTCAGAATTGACTAAGATAGGAATCATTCATCTTTATACGCTTGGCTTTAGAGGTGAGGATCTGTTGGCATTCTCATTACACTTAAATAATCCCTCCAAGATAGCCGAACTACAAGAAATAGAGCACTGGAAGGCAAAGTTTGACATTGCTGCATCTGCAACAGAAGGCTTTTTCTCTAGGCGATGGGTCTCGGAACACATTTTTGGAATGTCACATGATGAGTTTACCAGAAACCAAAGAGAGATATATTTTGATCGCAAGCAGGACAGCACACTACAGGCTGTTGCCGAAGCATCTGCTGTGGCTGGTTCCGGTGGTCTCGGTGGAGAAGATTTTGCTGACGACGGGTTTGGCAACGCCGAAGCCCCTTTCGGCCCAGAAGAGTTTGGCCCAGAAGAGATGCCAGCCGGTGAAGCAGATATCTCTACGCCGCCAGAGGAGCCCGAAAGCTCATTACTGGCAATACCACCTGGCTCTAGACCGACCTCTCGAATAGCGCCAGAAAATAAAGAAGGCCACCTTACACCAGGAGCTAAAGGAAAGCGATATTCTTTTAAAAAGACAGACAGGAAGAAATCTGGTGCTCGTAGTAGGTCTCTGTCTAGACAGGCTGGCAAAATGTTACCCTCGGACATCCTACCAGGCGCAAAAGAACTATCTACTATAGGTTCTGGCATTTTCAACGAACAACAATCTAGTTATAACTCAAGGGAACAAGTAGAAGAAGATAGACTATTTGAGGTCAATAACTCTATACGAGAACTGATAAATGATCTAAGAGACAACGACAATAAGTTAAAGGAAACAGAAATTAATGAGAATTAAACACAACAAAAAAAGAAACACTGCTTTCGTCTTTGAAGCGTTGGTGCGAGAAATAACATTGTCGGTCTTAAAGAAGGATACCGAAAGAAGAGAAAAGGTTACTGAGATAATCAGAAAATACTTCAAAAATGGGACTACTCTCAATACTGATCTTAAATGTTATCAAGCGTTAGTTGAATGCCAAAGTCTTGATCGACAAACATCTGAAAAGATATTGCTTGAGGCTAAAAGGCAGAAGACAAACATATCACAAGATAAATTGTTTCTAGAGCAATCTGAATTAATACGTGTTATCAATCGAAGTATTTCTCCTGATTTGTTTAACAATTTTGTTCCAAATTATAAATCACTAGCCACCATAGATCAAATATTTTCTGAAAAGATTTCCCCAAAAGATAGAGTGATATTAGAACACCATATTGTAGATAGCATGACGGACAAAGTTGATGAAGCAGCATCTGAGAATGGAATTGATACGTTGACTTTGAACACTTTCATTAATAAATTTAATGACTCATATGCAACAAAACTACTTGATGAACAAAAAGAGATACTGACGTTGTACATAACATCATTCTCTGATAATTCGTTGGGCTTGAAACACAAACTAAACGAAGAAATCCGAATTATCAGAACATCTTTGAAAGAAAAGGAAGAAATATCTATGTTTCTGGAGGACAGCGAGATGCTAAGAAAACTCAAGAGACTACAAGAAAAATTAGAATCATTTGCCACAAGACATATTGATGAGGAAGTACTATTAACAATCCTACATTCACAGAGTCTAATTAAGGAACTTAAAGATGCCAATAACGATTAAACTAGGAGATGCTGCAGACAAGACAGTTACTCTAGAGATGGATGTCAGAAAGGGACTGAACGGCGACTTGATGATTTTCGACCATAGTGATATCGATATTGTAATCTCCTCGGCTCAGAATAAAATAGTGGCATTCCCAAAAGAAACTATGTCGGATTATGTATATGGTGCTCAAAATAGATTGTTTGCTTTTCTTAGGAAGAGAGGAATAGTGATACCTGAATCTATACAAGGTGGCTCTTTTTGTGGGGCATTGGAGGCCGACTTACTAACTCCAATTAATGTAGAACAAGACGCCGGCAAGGTTGCCTTGGTTAATATCTCGCTTTTCATTGAAGACGAGAGGCCATATTTTGAATCTACTGAGGCTATAACCGCCATGGCCAACGACGATAAAATAGATCCAGAAAGAGAGACTTCCACCGAACTAGGTGAAGTTCCACACTCAACGAGACAAGGCTCTATACGCAGAAAGACTGGCAGAGCCTCGTATTCGCCTCTCGGCAACATACACACATTATAGGAGATAGTTTGGATTTAATTTATTTTATTTTAGTTGCCTATGGTTTAACTCAGATTTTAGTATACGGTAAAATATTCGACAGCCTCAGACCCACAACTGGCAAAATAGCAGAAGCACTAGGTTGCCCCATGTGCATGGGCTTTCACGTTGGCTGGATTTTATTGCTGCTTTCTCCATTTACAGAACTATTTAGTTTTGATATTACTATAACCAATTTCTTTATCTTAGGTTGGCTTTCCTCTGGGACGTCTTATATGATGAATATGATAATTGGCGATGAAGGGATACAGATTTTTACAGGAGACGAGAAAGATGAATAATTTTTGGACAGACAAATGGACGCTTCAGCCAGTACGCAGATGTTGTAAAGGAAGTTGACTGTGAGTAAAGTTTTATTAAGAGAGTACTATTCGCTATGCGAAGGTGGAATATGCAAAGACTTGTTGACCGAAGAAGAAAAAAGATATGTTGCCGAAGGCGGCATGATCCTATCAGGCATTATGCAAAAAGCAGACACACAAAACGGTAATGGTCGAGTCTATCCCTACAAGACACTGCTCCGAGAGGTAGAGAATTATAAGAAGCTAGTTAAAGAAAACAGAGCGTTAGGAGAGTGTGTGGACTCAGAGACGCAAATAATGACAGAAGACGGCTGGAAATATATCCCAGACATCTCAGACAACGAAAAGATATTCACTCTTAATTCTGCCACAAACGAAATGGAATTACAAGAGATTACTCGAAAAGTAGTTTTGCCATTTGATGGTGAGATGCTTCACTTTACCAACGATAGGAGCATCGATATGATGCTGACTCCCACTCATAATGTTTTATATTATACTCGCAATGGAAGTCCTGTCAAGATCCTTGCAGACGCTGTAGCGACAATGCTTGAGAACAATAGTGGCGATATATCTCACTCTTCCCTTAAAAGAGGGAAAGCAAATTGGGTGGGAAACAGTATCTCCACTTATCGACTTGGGCAGAAAGAAATAAACGCAGAGGACTTTATGGCCTTTATGGGCATCTATCTGTCAGAGGGCTGTGTTTCATCAAGTGTAAACAAAGTGCAAATAACTCAAAAGAAAAAAGAAGAGACAGCCGAGATTGAAGAACTGTGTAATCGACTGCCTTTTAAATTTAACAAGACTGTTCGCAGTAACGGCACAACTGATTTCGTCACTAGTGATAATGAACTTGTTTCATTTTTACGACCACTTGGAAAGAGTCACGAGAAATATGTTCCAAAAGAAATCAAGAATCTGAGCCCCAACTTGCTAACCATTTTGCTTGATTGGATGCTCAAGGGTGATGGTCGCAATCGTAAGAACAGAAAGGGCGAAGTCATGAGAGAACTTTATACTACATCGAAACAGATGGCAGATGACTTCTCAGAGATATTTTACAAACTAGGGGCTGCCGCCACAATCAACGAACGGGA